CGTTAACGGTTTCTTCATCGTACAAAGCAGATACTTCGTCGATTTCCTGTAAACGCTTGCGCTCGTTTGCGATCGCCTGTTTGCCTGCGTCACCGCTCGCGTCGTTGCTCAGCTCCGCGGAAGCGGCAGCATGAGCCTCGGCTATGAGTTGCGTAGCGAGCTCGGGGTTTTCTGCTTTAAGCTCTTCCAAATTTTTTGCCATCGTTATGCCGTCCTTTCTGTCGTCGGACTGAGCCGACTGATTTTTGTTTATCTCCTCGTCAGCAGGTTTATCCGCTGGCGGTTCGAACACTGGTATGTTCTCCATGAAGCTGTGCATAAAATTTTCAGGGATATGCATAGCGCGACCGTTGACATAGAGCATGCTCTTGTCGGCGGATGCTGCAATTTTGATTTCCTTGCTATCCTCCATGAGTTCGTCAGCAAAGCCTTTTTCAACAGCTTCTTCACCGGTCATGTAGGTTTCATCACCCATCAGTTTCAGGATTTCCTCTTTGCTCATGTTTGTTTTCCGGACGTAAGCAGATGCGATCGTTTCATCTACCGTGTCAAGAAAACCTGCAACCTCGCGCATATCATCAGCGTTCAGCCATGAAAACCACAAGAACACGCAAGCCTTGTGGATCATCACTATGCTTGCTTCATTTACCTTAACCTTGTCAGCTGCACACATAATGAAAGAAGCGGCTGACATAGCCACTCCATCTACGATCACTGTAATTTCCGCTTTAAGCTCCCGCAGCCTGTTATGAATAGGTAGTGCAGCATACACATCACCGCCCACGCTGTGCATTCGGATGGTGATCGTTTTCGCTCCCTCGAGCTCCTTGAGGTCTTTCATAAACTCGTCCTGAGCAATGAAATCACCCTCCATTTTTTCGTTGGTACGCCAATCTCTAGGCCAGTTTTTTACTACTGTGCCATACATGGTTATATCTGCATGAGAGCCGTTGGACATAACCATTGCATAACACTGACGCTCGATGTTAATGCTAAGATTCTTCGTACTGAACACGTTATTCAGGATCTTCGGTATGTTAGATATTTTCGCCATTTAATAACCCTCCGATTCATTTCCGCTGCCCTCGTCGGCGCTACCCTCATCGTCCTGCAAGGATGTCAGGATAGTGCCACCGCCAGCGTCCTTGAGCTTTTCGTTTTCGCGTTTTAGTTGCTCCACATTTTCTTCCCAATCACCGCCGCCAAGTTCGGTTGTCACTTCTTCATGTGTCTTGAATGCGTGATCGACCGTCATGATGGCAGCCTTGATTTCTTTCGACGGATCTATCTGTCCTTGCACCGGTCCGATCCAGCGAGTCTCACACCACGCATCACGTATAAGCGGGTCTACAAAAAAGCCCGGCGCTTTAATACGGCCGAGCGCTACCGCTTCGCTCAAGAACATCTCGTAGACAAGCTGTGGAAAATCGTCTACAAACCAAGAGCGATACATCCTGATCGCTTCCCACATTTCGAGCAATGCAGCTCTCGACGCGGAATATGAACGGTTGTATTCTTTTATTAGGACATCGTGCGGTATCTCAAGCGCGGCGCCGATCAGCCTACACAGTGTTCTAATAAAATCGTCAAAGCCGGTATTCGGGCTTGTTGGCTGCCCAAACTCAACGTCCTCGTTTTCACCAAGATGTATGACAGATCCCGGTCCCATTTCGTATTCGTTTGGGTCGTCAGATACTTCGCCATCACCCTCGGTCGGGTTCATCGCGGGTACACCGACAACACTGCCGGCACCCACTTCTCCAATAGGCATTTCTGACAGGTCTGATTCCGTCTTTATCCATGCGCTGAAGAAGCTCTGGATCAGCGCAGCCATCAACTCGCTTTCTGTGTACCTGCGTATCTGCAGGAGCGGTTCGATAACTTGTGCTAAATAAGTAACACCCCGATACTGTTCGGGGCGTTCAGAACTCATTATGTGCAGTATGTTTGGCAGTCCGGTCAACTCACCGTGCGCTTCAACTCGCGTCCACACAGCATCTACTGTAGTGAGTTCGTTAGGGTACGTGTTCCGGATATGGTATGCAACAACCATACCGTTTTCATCGACCTCAACACCATCATAAACTTTGTTGCCTGTAGTCTTATTTGTGCCCTCGGTATTCAGGAAATGGATTGATCCACTTTTAAAATCGTCCGGAGTACTAACCCGATCGGCTTCAATGATATGCAATCGTAAAGTGTACGGTTTAAACTTGGTTGCTTTGTATCGTTTTATTAACACAAACACATCACCGCTCGTAAGCCAGGATAATATCGCGAGCTGCTGCATGCTACCAAAATTATTAATACCCAGAGCATCACAGTTTTCTTTTTTTGATGCCCACATCTTAAATTCGGCTTCTGCTTTTTTCTGCCATTTGATCGCAGCCTCACGAGACAACCCAAGCACATCACAATCAATACTGCTTTTAAGCCTAAGACCAATCCCGACACATTTAGTGTGCAGTGTTTTAATCGCCGAAGCAGCTATCGGTGCTGCCATATATAACATGCGTCCACGCTGTCGCAGAGTGTGGTTATTTTGGTCTATATCCTCGCTCGGGGATCCTGATACAGCGTTAAAGCTTTTCAGCGCCCTCCTGAACGTACTTGCACCGGCATCGCTATATCCCTTATTTTTAGGAGATCCCTTTGCTCTGACAGTCACCTTTTTCAAGTTTCATCAGCTCCTTTTGCTATGAAAAATACCGCCTTTCGGCGGCTGTTTAGCGGCTTGTAGCATATAAGCCTAAGCTTGTTGTGTCTTGGTTAAATATCGCTTCCGCCATCTTCGGGCGCAGTATTTTGATTTTCCTTTGTTTTTCATTGGCTGCTGCATCTAACTCTGCGAGCGTTGTATACATTACACCGTCAGAGTCAATAGCATTCCATTTTGTACCTATTCGCTCCGCTCTCATAGCTTGGTTGACTTGGCAATCGTACCACCTGAACCACCGCTCACATCGCCTGACCTCGAATCTCGCTGAACGCTCCTGTGGAGTTTCATCAGGAAATCTGCCGGGCTTATCTATCGCGGTTATCATACCGTTATCGTAGGTGTAGCTATTATTCTCAAAATCAAAATCATAGTCCACCTCAATGTCGTACGGTGAGTATTTTATGTTGGAATAGCCAACAACCTCTCCGTCAGCTACTTCGATATATACTCTCATTGTGCGTCACCTCCCAAGCGAATTACCTCTGTGATATTTCTGCTCACATTATCGCCCCATCTAGCCGAAACAATGTTGTCACTATATTCGGTGGATACGTACCATATATGGCCGTCAGAAACTATCTTTGACCGATCAACACCAACGCTAATCAAAAAACTGTAAAGAGTGAAATTATACGAACAATCGCTTAGTTCATCAAACGAAATGCTCATGTAGTTGCTTCCGTTCCACATCGCCTTGAATATATGTAACGTAGTTGAACGCGCGAATCGTATCGCATAGTAGTCTCCCAGCCTTAACGGTTCTGATAGTTGTGCCTGTGAACTGTTTCCGCTGAATATGACCTTGCCAAACTCACTGCCAGTTCCATCTAAACCATGTGTCCCGTCTTTCCCATTTGTCCCATCTTTTCCATTCGCCCCGTCTTTTCCGGGTGAACCGTCATTGCCATCTCGACCATCTGTGCCGTCCCTGCCGTTTTCACCATTCTTGCCGTCTTGACCATTTGTTCCATTTTTGCCATCAGCTCCCGCTTGACCGTCTTTTCCATCAACACCGTCGCGCCCATCTTTACCATCGCGACCGGGAGCGCCTTGCTGCACCCACAATCGCCATTCCGCTAGGTCTGCGTTCGGTGGTACTTGTGTTTCATCGACAACACAGGTATACCCGTGTCCGGTATCTAAAGATATGGCAACATCGTCTCTGTAATATGTGTTTCCCTCGACATGCAGCCCCCGGTACTCGATATTCAAGACCGCGTTCTGACCGTCTTTTCCGTCGCGTCCATCGACTCCGTTAGCACCGTCGCTCCCGTCTCTGCCGTCACGACCGTTGATACCATCGACACCATCCCTGCCAGCAACACCATCAGTACCATCACGACCGTGTTGTCCCGGCGATCCCTCGCCATCCTTGCCGGGCGGTCCGGGTGGTCCGGGCGGTCCGGGTATCTGCACCGCCCCCTTATCCAAGGCGGTTTCATTTGTATGTGCTTTGGCTACTGCTAATGTTATTAAATCCATATCTCACGCCTCCTACTGTGGTACCCAAATCTGGTTTTCTCCGTCGTATATCCAGACTTTTCGTGTGTCAAATTCATAAAAGTCAGAACCGTTCCGATCTGGATCCAGAATAGGTTTTACGTCCGTTGATTTTCCTCTGTAACTTTCGTATACAGTTTTGCTAGGACAGCCTATATTCTTCCGTGATGTCATTAGAGATATCATTTACATTTCCTCCTGTGTTATATATCCGGACTGACGCGGCAGAGAAAGGAGCCCACCCTGCCGGTCAGGCCTTGGTAAAGCTCAAGCGTCCCCGCAGAGCGAATACCTATTACCAATCGCGGGGTATTATTCCGACTATCTTCCGTGACGCTTGCCCCTCTAACATCGCCTCTAAAGATGTAATGATCTCCTCGATTCTCAGTATCTCTTTAAGCAAGCTCGATAAGTCATAATTGACAAGTTCTCTGCCCTCGATTTTAAAGCTCTTGACACCACCGCCCTCAATCAATGACAGCTGCGCGTCCATGAGCTTTTCTAAAATTTTTGTCCAGTATTCAAGTCTCTCCTGAATCCTTTGGCGTCTCGCTTCTGACATTTTTGCCATACTGATTCACCTACCAATCGTCAAATTGTTTGTTCACTGCTGAACTTTTCCTGCGCTTGACCTTTTTCTTTGGCTTCGTGGCGGCTACGACGCTCTCTGTCGGTTTTACTTCTATGCCTCTTTTCAGGCGTTCTGCTATCTCGTCCAGATCCGCATGGAGTACTTTTCGAGCTGCAAGCGCGTAGTTCCGACAGTCAAGAGCTTCGTTTCGTTCATGCCCTTCGATTATTTCCCACGACCACGGCTGTTTCAGTTTTTTGTTGTAAACATTACGCTCAGAGAGTAGCTTGTGGAAGTAATCCGGACCGTAATCATCGCGTTTCGGAAAATGGCAGTACCGCGATCCGGGGGTAAGTACTTTCAAATTGTCCATGATTATTTTTTTGCCCGCAGAAACTCCTATGTCATAGCGCCAACATTTACCGATTACTACCTTTTTCTTTTCGCGTTCTACCGTAATGTTCTGTTGACGCGGAGCAGTAGTGTATGGAGCAAAGTAATCCTTGCTGCCGGCTATCGCAAATACTTTTTTATTGATTCGCTTGCGGCATTGGCTTCTGACGTCCTGAGCAAAGTGTCCTTGCTCGTCAACAAAGCTCATGCTGACCGTCAAGCCGATTCCACTCTTGAAGCGGAGCGTCCGATCAAAGACACGCCTGTCGAGTTCTTCCCATGTTTTATCATCATCGGGCTTACCGAAAACGACACCGTACTCCAGACCCCACGTTTCACCAAAATGACCGTGGCCGAGCAGTTCATATTCAAAACGATCATCTTGTGTGTCGACTCCCGCAGTAATGACAAGCGGTCCGTCCGGCATATCCGCATCTTCGGGATATTCCTCGCGGCGCTTCATCAGGCTTTCCTCGCCCTCGAGATCTCCGCGGTTTTCCCACAGCTCCCCGAAGCGGGTGTTATAAACGACCTGCAGCTTTTCCGCGCTGCCGATCGCGTATAAGTACTCAAGTATCGTGCTCTCCCATGTAGCCCATGGGCTAACAAAAGAATTAAGCCAAAAAGAACGGACGCCCCTTTTGTAAGCGTCCGGATTTTCTGCAACCCACTCTGCAGGGCGCTTCTTTATTTCCTGTTCTGTCGACACGCATGCGCAGCCCGGGCATACATGCCAAATCTCGGTAACTGCAAAATGCTTTTTGTCTTGAACAACTGTTTCCACTGTTTCATAGCGAATATCTGTAAACTTTATATCGTGCTTTTCTTCGCAATGCGCACATGTGATCTTCCATCTTTCCATCGTTCCCTCGAGGTATGAATCCTCAATCGCGCTTGCACCTTTTATCGTAGGTGTGGAAACCTCTACCGCTTTTGCGTTGTAGAATGTTATCTGTCTAGCCATCGCCAACTTCCAAGGATCACCCTCATTTCCCGCAGACGTTGCCCATCGGTCGCGCTCGTCACCGATAACGTATCTGATTGGCTTCGATGCCAGTGAATGTGCTTCAGTCGATCCGCAGAGAGTAAGGATCCCGCCAGGGTACATCTTTTGCAATATCGTGTTCGTGCTGTCGCGCCGTTTTGGATCTGCAACCTTTGCGTTGAGAGTCGGGCTGTCCCGGATCATTGTAGAAATGCGTAGCTTAGAGTACTCCCTTGCATCACCGTTGGTTGGGTGTATAAATAAAACACTCCCCGGATCCTCGTCAATGATGTACCCGAGTATGTTATTTTCCATTTCTGATTTGCCGATCTGCGAGGATGATACAAAAACAATGCGGCGGATTTTTGGATCCGTGAAGCAGTCCATCACCGCCTTGAGATACGGTGTCCGCGCAGTTCTCCACGGTCCGGGTTCTGCTGAAGCTTCCGACGATAACCGGCGCCGTTTATCAGCCCATTCGGTAACGGTCAGATTTTCGGGCGGCTTCATTGAAGATCGCAGCAGCCTTGTCAAAAGCTCTTGTGCTTTCCGCTGACCCTCGCACAGTTCTCTGACAATAGCTTCTTCCTTTTTTTTAGATGTCATCGTCGACACCGTCCTCAACATTATCCCAGTTAAGACGTTCGCGTACGAGCTCCTCATACTTCTTTGCATCGTATTTGTAATTTGTCATTTCCTCGAGTAACAGGCAGACCTCCGCATGGATGCGCTCGGAAGCTTCTGCCGGATCTGAAATATTTGACATGTCGATCGCAAGTCTGCCCGGCAACGCAAGAATCATGTTCCGCATTGAAAATAGCAATTCAGATACAAGATACTCTATATCATCAGCGCGGTGCATCTTGCCCATGAGTTCCTTAGCTTCAAGCCCCGCTTTGATCGCTTTCGCTTTTTTGAAACTGATTTCAGCATCGTTCCGCGCCTTAAATTCCGGACTCAATGCTTTTTCCGAAGCTTCCTTAACTCGCGCTTCAAGGGTTTTGCAATATGCATTTACAGTCGCAACATCGTCAAACATTTTTCCGTACGGAGTACTGCGCTGTGATATCGAACCTTGACTTTTTAGTTGCCCTATCCACTGGTTACTTTTTCCGATCATTGCGCAAATGTCCGCAGTTTTTCTGTAAACGGGCGTGCCTGCATCGTGAATGTAGACAGCGCCATCAAGTATTGTAGCTACTTCTTTTACTTCTTGCGCCGCCATCTGATGCTCCTTTCAAATGTCACAAGTTAGGTCGATTTCAATTAAAGTACATCGAAAAAATGATTTAGAATATAAGCAAGAATTGGGGTCGCAGAGCCCGCATGTTCGTTTTTGACCCCTCACAGTACCTTTTCGATGTGACAATCTCATGTACTATAGAGGCGATTCCCTGCGTTCTGCGCAACGTTCTTTGTCTGAGTGCGTACACCCGAGACAGAACTACTTATGCGCTCCTGCGTTAAGTACGTGGCTGTCCCGGGTTGTTTCTTCTCTGCCTATATGTATGCGAGTGCTTCGGCTTTGCTGTAGGTAGTTGTGTCCTTGCACATCATGGCCAGGAAGTCGTCCTTTGTGAAGTCTGACAGTCTGAATACTTCTTCCGGTTTCATTCCCAGTTGCTTTGATATTTCCTTGACACTTTTTCCCTGCATGAATAAGCTCGCTACGATTGCTTTCATTGGTTCGAGCAGATGAGTGCCGCGTGCTCTGTTATGTGTGATGGTCCCGTACATATCCTCGGCTTCATCGGCGTGGTCTACTATGACGATCGGGACGCGACCGTTTAGCTTTGACAGTAATGGTTCCTCGCCTGCGACAGTCCAGCGGTGAAAGCCGTCGATGATAGTCATGTCCGGACGTACCACGAGCGGGAGTGTCCAACCGTTGGTCAGTATGGATTGTGTTAACAGTTTCAGGTTCTCTGCTGAAACTTTGTTTGGGTTGTAATTATTTGCTTTAAGTTTGTCGCGCTCCACCCACATGAGAGTATTTAGCGGTGCAAAGATGTCATACTCTGGCATCATGTTCACCCCCTCTCTTGTGCTTGCGAAACGTCTTAGCGTATTCAGCATAAGCAGAGTAGATGTCCATGTTGATAGCCCGGAGCGTACGTAGCTTCGGGTCGCCGGCAACGAGCGCGTCATGCATCTTGCGATAGTCGCGCTGCCGTGCGATACCGTCATGACGTAAGAACGCCTTGCGGTACTGTTCGGCTACAGTCTTGGTGAGCGGTGTGGTGAAATGTTTGTCCGGCTCTTTGAATAGCATCTTGACAACGAGTGCTTTGAAGTCTTTTTGATCCTCCTGTTTACGACGTTGCCCGGAACTCCTGCGGTAGAGTTCGGTGTCCCAGTAGAGCGTAGCCAGGTATGCGTTCGGTTCTCGCCTTAGCACTCGCTCCCATAAGCCGGGTTCGTATTTCGATACGTGGATGATGGATCCAATGCAATCGACAGAGAACAGCTGCGAGATCCGGAGCGCGTTCTTTGTCACACCTACTTGATACATCCACATGTAAACGATCGGAATGTCGACGTTGTTCTCCTTGAGGTAGAGCCAAACATCGGTCGAACTCCAATCGTAGATAGGGTAGATGAAATTCTTGTTGGTAATGCTGCCCTTGGTCCCGAGGTTAAGCTGTGCCATATACTGAAGCCGTTGGACACTTTCAGATGCACGTACTCCGACGAGCATGATCCCGTCCATCGTCACCTTAGGCAGAAACGATTGATAGTTGTCGAGTCCGGGACGTAGTGATGGATGATTCCTGATCGCGAACGGTGGCGGTTGCCGCACCCACACGTCTGACTTTGTGCTATCCCAACATGTATAACTCTCGTCCGATGTGAGCTGATTGTATGCAGAGAAATGTTTTACCTCGATGCAATACCAAAAGAACGTAGCGCCTGCGAGTATGAACCGTTTGCGCCAGTCCTCTACTATTTCGATAACGCTGCCGTACATCGCTTCTTCGTCGATAAATATGACGGTCAGCAGCTTTGGGTCTATCTCGCCGGCACGGATCAGCTTCAGGATAATGTCGGCAATGACAAGCGAATCTTTACCGCCTGAAAACGAATAGTAGACAGGCAGGTTATTGGAGAACACATTTTTGATACGCATACGCGCAGCGGTAACAACGTCCATCTTGGCAGCGATACGCTTTACAGCCATATCCGCTCACCACATTTCGGGCAGAGTACGAACTTGCGTTTCTCATCGTCAGCTGTCGGTGGTTCACCCGGTTCGACCTGCTCTGCAGCACTCGCTGCATCCGCTTCGCGCTCCTCGTACCGTTCGGCTGTCTGACGCATTTCATCAGCACGATCGTCCGGGACAAGCCCATATTCAGATATGAGCGCGTCAGCATCGCTGTGATCCATGATAAACGACTTGAGTATATCCTCATCGAAGCCGGGTATATCGAGGTCGTCTTTGAGGTCCAGAATAAACTCATCGAAAGCTGCCATGTCGTCAACACCGAGATCGAAGATACGGTTATCGGCCAGCATGAGCTTTTTCTTCTGTGCTTCAGTTAAGCCGGTAACGATATGACAATCTGCTTCAGTCCACCCGAGTTCTACGAGAGTTTGATGCAGACCGTTGCCGGCAAGCATGACGTTATTTTCGTCGATAACGATCGGCCGGATCTGTCCAAACATGGACACGCTGCGCTTGAATTCAACAATTTGCTTATCGGTATGCAACCGCAGGTTCTTCTCCGGGGAAACGAGGTCGGTCAGTTTCTTCTTCACTACTTTCATGCTGCCACCCCCTCGAGGAAATCAGCAGCACTCTTGAGCCTGTCCGCCGCGTGAGCGACGATGCAAGGGTCGATTGTGTAGACTTCACGCCAACCGTTTTCGATGCTCTCCGTCCATTGACGCGCCGGCCATGGGTGTGTACCGCACAGGTAACCGTTCGGCCAACCGTAGATAGGCGGGAGCTCAAGCTTATAATATGCGATATACGCTAAGATATGTTCATGAGTCCAGTCAGCAAGCGGGCTGTACCGGGTGATACCTGATTTTGTCGTGTAAAGATTGGTACCACGCCCGACAAAGTTACCATCAGCTCTGCGGCGCCCTAAAACCAAAATGTCAAGGTTTTGGTTCTTAAAGTACTCTGCCTGCACCTTGTGCTGAACATTTGAAAACCACGGTGCAGCTGTAGCACTGTCCTGTGGGAATAGTAACCGTGGACGTGCGGCAAGCCAGTCAAGGTCAAGACCTGTGTTGATTATCTCGCAACCTGCAGGTTTGTTATCTTCGAGCCATTGCATAAACTCCGGATATTCCAGATCGCAAACTGCGAGTACTGACTTTGTTATGCCGGCACGCTCACAAAGCGCACCAAGCACAATACTATCCTTGCCACCGCTCCACCCGTACGCAGCTGCTCTGTTACCGACTTTCTTTTTTATGTCGGTAATCGTTTCCGCTGCGAGCCGGTCAATCTCCGATCTGGAGACAAGCGACTTGATTTGAGCAACGGTGTCGAGCCACGCCTGGTTCGAGATCCTCTGTTTTCTTCCGAGTGGCTTCATGTGCTCACCTGCTTTCTTCTGTCGCGTAACGTCAGATAGAATGCGACTGCAAGCATGGAAAGCACAACCACTGTACGCGCGGTCGCCATGGCTGTCCAGATACCAAGAAAGCCCATCGGGATTATAAGTTGCCAGACCGCAAGCGCTACGATGTTAAGCGCAATGCCGAGTTTTCGGCCGAAGCAGATATAGATCGAGAACACGAACCCGGAAACGGTCGACAAGGCGACAAGTGAAACAAAGAACGCCTTTAGTGTTTCGAGTGCCGGATTGAACGTTGTCCAGGCTAACAGGAATGTGAATGTGAGATAGGCACCAAAGAGCAGGCCGCCCATGACGAACACGCGCCGGATCCTGATGCTTTTGGTGCCGTCCGGATTCTCGTCATTGTAATCGAAGATCTCATAGAAAAACGGGTACATGAACGCGCCCGGCAGGAGCAAGAAGAATCGTTCCGCGCCCATGCTGAGGCTTGCAGGTTCGAGGCCAAGTTGCAACTGTACCATGTTGCCGCGCGAAGCGATAATTGCAAGTACTGTCACGATTAAGCCGAAAGCGTACACAGCTGTCCATGATGTATGCCCGGTAAGCACGTTTCTGATCATGCCACGGATTATCAGTAACGCGACAAAGAAAATCATAAATGCAAAAGATAGCGCCATGCCGAAGTACTCTGTGAGCGGTGTCGGTGCGAATATGGTCTGTACTCCGCTTAGGTTAACCCAGAGGTTCATTATGCAGAGCAGGCCGAAGATGTACCGCATGGCTACTGTCCGGAACACAGCACGTATTTTAGGTACCGCATGGACAAGCAGCCCGAACACGATACACGCAAGCGTGTTTCCGGTAGCCCACATCAGGAAGGGGATTGTCCCGAAATTCTGCGCTGTCTGTATACCAACCATGAGCGAGCCGACACCGGCCCACGTAGCCGCTATCGACATCATGTAGAACACAGACGGTTTATCTTTGAAGCTATTGGTCAATTTTGAAAACATATATGTTTCCCTCCTTTTCGTTATGCCCGCTGCTGATCTGATGGCGTTTCAGTGACAGCCCGGTGCAAGACTTCGCGCAAAGGAGCGACGCGAAGCCAATAGCCTCCCTTCGTAAATAAAAATGACAGCCCGGTGCAAGACCGCGCTGCCAGCTATGCAGAATTTTACGAGATTAACGTTATCACACTGTATACGGGTTTGTAAAGGATACGGAGGGTAGTGTCGGGTAGTACCGGGTAGCGCCGGGTAGTAGTGGGTATTAGGGGGAAGCTCCGGCCTCGCTGGAATCACTCGTTTTCTCAAGATAGTTATAGCACAGTTTTTTTACTTTTTCATCATCATATTGACCTCCGAACACCTCGGCAACCTGCCACCATGTAGCGCCGCTGATGAATTTATATCGCAATGCAACCCTAACCCGATCGTCGTGGATGTTATCAATGAATTTTAGTACTTTGCGTTTTTCGCGTGTAATCTCGCCTTTGAGGTACTTGATGCGCTCCTTCAAATCTTCGATTTCAACGATTAGGTTACCGACTTTATTTTTTACGTCAGAGGGTTTGGAAACCCCGTACGTCATTTTATCATTAATGGTTTGCGCTCCGGGCTTGACTGCTTCCTGTAACGACAACAACAGCTCCTCTGCACGTTCTAACCTAGCCAATAGGGTTGCATATCGGGATATTTGTTTTAGCGTCATAGGATCCCCCTCGTTTGTACTTGAGCGTTATAGCCATCCTCCGCTCAAGAAGCTATGGGCAAATGGTCTTCTCTGCGGCATTAGCCTTGTGTTCCATCGTCCACCGCATAACAATGGCCATAGTGATTGTTTTCTACGTCTCCTGATCCGTCTGCATTCGTGCTGCTGATCCCTCGCAAACTCGATAAGGGCATCAACCTGTATCAGCGCTTCGGATAGCGGCGAGTCCTTAATCCAGAACCACTCGTCTTTGTTCCATACAAGATCTTTCATGATTGTCACCTATACCATGTCAGACGTAAACTCTTGATTCGCCGATGATTTGAAAAAGGTGCACGCCTGTAATGCTTTTAATACGCGCGGGTGCATTATCATTGTTTTTTCGGTCTCCACTACAAGAACGTCGTCTCGCGGAATTTTGGTAACACCATACCGTTTCAGCCATTTCTTATTAATGCGACGTTTTTTATGCCTCCGATTTTGCACTGTATACGACATTTCTTCGGTAGGGATTATATGGTAGCCGTATAACCAATACCTGCCGTTAGCAGTTACTACACGCTTTGTTTCTGTCATGTTTTCTGCCAGTTTATATAATTCGCTAAGAATATCAGCCATCCTTCGTGTCCTCCGAATACTTTTCACATAAGATTGTAGGTGTATTTGCATAGCCCGTTAATCTCACAGGATCAAGGGGAGGGTTAAGCAGCAATATAGTCTTCCCAGGGATTCGGACACGCTCATTTCCTTGCAGGCAATGTACTTCCGGAGTATCGTATCGACACGTTTGGCATTTAGTCATTAGCGCCCTCCCACCATTTGTCCTTGTAGTCTTCAGTGCTTTTTTTAAATTCTTCATGCAAGCTGACGACTTTTTCCGCCTCGTCTTTTGTCAAAATAGGCATCTCGAATGGTACGCGCTTATAATGCTCAAGCGTTTCTGCATCTAGCCCACACTCTTCCAGCAGCTCTATGTTGTGGCTCCACACTTCCACAATATGCCTTCTCCTGCATATGGCATCTATCAAATTGTTTAGTCTCGGATCACTTGACATCGTTTCACCACCATTTGTACCGGAAGCCCTGAAAGCCTCTCGCTTCGATTATTTCATCATGGTATTGCAAATCGTTCATGAAGATTATGCAGTTTGCGCTATGTGTTTTTCCAGTAGTTTCACACTTCTCTGTAGCATACATTTTTATATCCCAAATATTCATTGAATATTCAACACGCCCGTTCTTGATAAAATGTACTCTGTCACCGATGTCGCAGTCTTTTGGTCTCCTGAAGAACCACCAAAATACGGATCCGCCTTTATCAAGATAATCGCGGAGCACTCTTTTGTTATGCTCGTACCTTGCTTTTGAAACTGTTACGACAATGTCCATGTGTATCAGCCTTGCATCATATCCGCAGGTAACTCCTGAATAAGCGGAGCTCCCCAAGCCGTCTGCAGATTGCGTTTCATAAAGAGCGGAATATTTTTATCTTTGCAATCTCTAACAATGCCCTCGATCCACTCTCGTTCTGGGATAACTTTTCTCGATCCGGTTCCTGTCTCCGCTCCGACAATTACCCATCTTATGCGTCGCTCTGTAGTAATATCTACCGGTCCGTGCAACGGTTCTATTGATAGGAATGTGTTATAAGTCATCCACGCACACTCTCTATGAGCATTTTCCAGTTCCTTTTGTTTTGTGGCTGTAAATCCAAACCAGTAATTATCAGTTTTCGGCAACTCTCCATGCCTATATAGTGTCCAATACCGAGCAGGGTTTTTTGTAAGAAACAAGTATGTATGGTCATGAGCTTCTTCACAGGCTGCGAATACTTTATTGATCCAAAAAATGGGTACCCATTCTCCGAACATATCACCCATAGAACCAACAAAAATCCTGTGCGGTGTTTTTGTTTTTTTAAGATTGTCAAGTCTGTACAGGTGAAGCGTTGGATCGAACCCGAAAGGATAATGGTCACTGCGAAATTCTATTGGCACATGGAATCTTTTGCTAACCGCAGTTTCCGTACATAGCGGACTGTTAATCACATGCAGCCCTCCGGTCTCTTTTTCCGGGCTGCCGAACCTGTGCGTTATCCCTTTAGCATAGCAGTATCTGCAGTTCTTCAAGCAGCCGGTGATAGGATTCCATGACATATCCGTCCAGTCAATCTTCGTCTTGTTCATTGCTCTTTACCAAACCTTTCTCTGTCGATCTCGAAGTGAATGTGATTATCTCCGCAATGGTTGCAGTCGCCACCTTTTCTGAGGTTGTGCACACAGAAGAAACAAGTGTTTTCGTCATGTTCAATAATCGCTCGCTTATAAGTCTCAGCTAGCATTTCTGCGGCTTCCGTTCGTTCTCTCCATTCAACAATATTGTCCATGAAAGCATCTTGTGCAACTG